TATGCGTCGCTTGAGGACATGGCGACGCCGAACACGAGCCGCGGTTCGCGGACCGTGGGCAAGAAGCGTGGCATGGGTGCTGCCGAGCGCGGTGGCCGGTATGTGAGTGTGTGACCGTGGCGAAGAAAAAGGACAAGGTCGCCAAGGTCATGGGCGAGTTCAAGCGCGGGACGTTGCACGCGGGCCGCGATCCGAAGGGTCCGAAGAAGGCTCCTGTTGTGAAGAGTCGGGATCAGGCGATTGCGATTGCGCTGTCTCAGGCCGGAAAGTCGAGGCGTCGGGGCTGAGAATGGACGTTCTGAACGCGATCATGCAGTGGGTTGTTGCGCCTGTAGCTGGCTTTGTCTGGCTTTTGCACAGCCGCGTTCAGCAGCAGAGCACGGAAATTGCGGTTTTGAAGGCTGTTGTCGAGACGACGAAGCAGGCGCATGACCGCGAGTTCAAGGAGATCCGGGAGGGTTTCAAGGCCGTGTTTGCGAAGCTCGACAGTATAGAGCAGGCATTGAGGAAATGATGCCATGCTCGACCCAATCAGCGCGATAGCTCTTGCGAGCAGCGCCTACAATGCCCTCAAGAAAGGCATTGAGATTGGGCGGGAACTTCAGGACATGGGTGGCCAGCTTTCGCAGTGGGCCAGCGCGATTTCCGATCTGGAGTTTCACGAAAAGAAGGCTTCGGACCCTCCTTGGTACAAGGCGTTTGGGGGTAATGCGCAGGCGGAGGCCATGGAGGTCTTCGCGGCGAAGAAGCGGATTGAAGCGCAGCGCAATGAGTTGCGCACCTACATCCAGTACAGCTACGGGCAAAGCGGCTGGAACGAGTTCTTGAAGATGGAAGCGGACATCCGCAAGCGTCGTCAGGCTCACGAGCACCGTCAGGCCGAAGTTAAGGAGATGTTGGTAAGTGTACTTTTGATTTTCTTGATGGTATCTTCGATTGCTGGCATGATTGGCCTGATCGTCTTCCTGTACTATGCCAACAATGAGGGGTACTGATGAGACGCATGATCCGCGCCGCTTGGGGCCTAATCACCTATGGTCCGTTCGTTGCCTTGGCGTTTGCCGTATCTGTGTTCAGCTACATGGTCTATGTGGCTGGTGACGGATTCTACCGCTATCAGTGCCAAGATCCGGAGATGTGGTCGGATCCTCAGTGTATGCCTCCCGTGTGTGAGGCGTCTGGAACCTGTACTGATTACCTCATTGAGAGGGGAGGAGTGACAAATGAAGGTTGACGACTACGCCGATGCCTTGGAGGCCAAACTGCGCTTCTTTGTCGGCATCTGCCTTGCGCTGACGCTGACCGGCACGATCTTCGCTGTTCTCTACAGCCTGATCTTCGTGACCCAGCCGATGAATGGCAGCGCTCCGAACGACGAGAAGTTCTTCGAACTGATCCAGCCCATCGCGACGTTCCTCACCGGAACGCTGTCGGGCATCATGCTCGCCACACGTCGCGGGCAGGAAAAGGCGCCTGAACCCCCGGCTGGCGGCTCCGAATGATGGCCCACTGGATACCCCACTGGATGGCGGTCATCGCCATCTTGACCAAGTCGTTGATACTCATCTTCCTCGGCTTTAGCGCGTCTGCTGAACCGTACAAGGTCAACCGCATCATAGACGGCGACACGATAGAGATCGCAGTGGGGTTCTTGCCAGCCCCACTGCCGCCCAAGCTGTCCATTCGTGTATTGGGGGTGGACACCCCAGAGAAGGCACCGCGAGCTCTGTGCCCCGCCGAGGCGGGTAAGGCACTTGAGGCGAGCGCGTTCACCAAGGCCGCAATCGCCAGCGCCACGGTGATCGACGTGCAGATCAAGGAATGGGACAAGTACGGCGGCAGGGTTTTGGGTTACGTCTTCCTTGACGGCAAGAGCTTGTCAGACCTGCTGATCGAGAACGGCCACGCCCGGCCGTACAAGGGCGAGAAAAAATCTTCGTGGTGTGAGTAGGTAGAGAGAATGACACTTCTGACGGAAGCCCAACTTGCGAAGATCCTATCGACCAATAAGGACGCTGCGGAGTGGTGTGCGGTCCTTAACGACCTGTTGCCGAAGTACGGCATTACTTCGCCGCGTCGGGTTGCGTCCTTCTTGAGTCAGTGTGCCCACGAGAGCGCCGATTTCAAGCTCCTCGAAGAGAACCTGAACTACAAGGAAGAGACGTTGCTCCGCGTCTTCCCGCGCTACTTTGGCCCGGGCAAGGCAAATGCTGCCGAGTACGCCAAAAATCCTGAGAAGATCGCTAACTACGTTTACATGGATAAGAATCGTTCTTCGAGCGGTGCGCTTGGGAACGTTCAAGAGGGCGACGGCTGGCGGTTTCGCGGTCGTGGCTTGAAGCAGGTCACGGGTCGCTCGAACTATACGACGTTCGGGAAGGCAATCGGCAAGACTGCCGAAGAGGTTGCTGCGTATCTGGAGACCAAGGAAGGGGCGTTGGTATCTGCACTATGGTTTTGGCAGTCCCGCGGCCTCAACGAAGTGGCGGACACGGGCGATGTTGCGCGCGTCACCAAGATCATCAACGGCGGGGACATTGGCCTGCCGGATAGGAGAAAACGCTATGATGAAGCTCTTGCGATCCTTGCTGGGCAAAACACCGCAGGGAATGGTGGTGGAAGCAGTGGCGGGGAAGGTTCTCGACAAGATCGAGGACAAGGTGGAGGAAGCGGTGAAGGACAAGGTGGAGGATCTCAAGTCCTCCGCGTTGGAAGCCGTGGTGAAGAAGTCGCCGCCCTCCAAAAAGCCCTCGGCATCGCAGCCGACGGCAGCTTCGGCCCCGGCACCGAAAAAGCCCTCCGCGCGTGGCAGCAAAGCCAAGGGCTGACGCCTGACGGCGTTGCCGGGCCCAAGACGCTTGCAAAACTACTTGGGAAGTAGGGGATGGAGCACTTTTTCCATCCCCTGTCCCCTTCCCGCCAGCCAGAAAAGAAGCGAAAAGGCGCAGTAAATCGCATATTCGAGTGGAGGTCAATATACCTCTTAAGCATGTTGTGCGATATTTTCAGACGTGCTAGATAAATACCCACACAGAATACGATCTGATGCGGGTATCTGCGAATGGACGTTCTTCAGCTTGCCCAACATCTCCAGAAAGCGCTTCGGGACCGTCGAGAGCACATTATGGAAGTGCTCGAATTGAACGGTCTGACCAGTATGGAGCACTATCGCTACCTGATGGGGGAGTTGGCTTCGCTGAACTACACCGCGCAAGCGCTCAATGACTTTTTGGAGAAGCGGGAGCTGGTTGATGACTAAGATAGCTAAAACTGACTTGGAGGAGGTGGCAAAGGGTCTTGTAGACCTGTACGTTGCCCCGGAAGAGCGCGTTTTAGATCCTACCAAGATCGACAAGTCTCTTTTGGACAGGATGCCCGACCCGACTGGGTGGCGACTGATGATTCTGCCCTACCGCGGCAAGAACAGGACCTCGGGAGGGGTTCTTCTGCCGGATCAAGTTGTCGATAACAGCCAACTTGCGACGGTTGTCGGCTACGTTCTGAAAACGGGCCCGCTGTGTTATGCTGACACGGCCAAGTTTCCGGACGGTCCGTGGTGCAAGGCGGGGGACTGGGTGATCTTTGCGCGGTATGCTGGATCTCGTTTCCGCATTGACGGCGGGGAGGTTCGGGTTCTGAACGACGATGAGATCATCGCAACGATCCTTGATCCCGACGACATCTTGAGCATGTGAGGAGCAGATGAGCGAGCAAAAAGTGTACGAGCCGAACACTGGCGAGATCGAACTCGACGTCGGGGATGCCGAGGCGGTTGAAGTCGAGATTGCGGAAGCCGAGTCTCCGGCGGAATCAGAGCCCCGGGAAACGTCAGAGCATGAGCGTGTAAGTGAGTCTGCTCAGGCGCGCATCAATCGCCTTACCAAAAAGATGCGCGATGCACAGCGGCGTGAGCAGGAAGCCCTGTCTTACGCAAAGCAGGTGCAAGCGGAGGCCGAGCAACTTCGCACGCGGATGACGCAGGTCGACCAAGGATATCTGCAAGAGTATGGCAGTCGTCTGGCCACTGAGACGCAGATTGCCGAAGCCGAGATGAAGCGGGCGGTTGAAATCGGCGACTCGGCCAAGGTTGTCGAATCTCAGCGTAGGCTTGCTCAACTCTATGCTGCGGCGGAGAAGTATACCACCGCAAAGCAGCAACAGGAGGCTTATGCCGAGCAGGTAAAGGCGGCGCAGGGTGCTCAAATCCTTTCGCAGGAGACGCCGGTTCAGCAGCCTCAACAGGCGCCTGCCCGCAGGCCTGATCCGAAGGCCGAGCAATGGGCGCAGCGAAACACGTGGTTTGGCCAAGACGAGGTGATGACGTTTGCCACCTTTGGCCTGCACAAAAAGCTCGTCGCTGAAGAAGGGTTTGACCCAGAAAGTGATGAGTATTATACTGAACTGGATCGGAGGCTTCGCGAGGAGTTTCCGCACAAACTATCCGGGTCCAGCAAGCGTGCCGTGCAGACGGTTGTTGGAGTATCCCGCGCCAACTCGGTAACTACACCTGCACGCAGTAAGAAGGTTCGACTCACCCCGACCCAAGTCGCCGTGGCTAAAAAACTGGGTGTGCCGCTGGAACTTTATGCAAAGTATGTGAAGGAGTAAGACGATGTCCGAAGCAGAAAACGGCTTTCAGGGCATTGATCGTGCCCCTCGCTCCAGCAAAACCCGCGAAAAGACGGCCCAGCGTCGTCCGTGGGCTCCTCCGTCTACCTTGGATGCTCCCCCCGCGCCTGAAGGGTTCAAGCATCGCTGGATCAGAGCAGAAGTGCGTGGTTTTGATGACCGCAAGAACATCTCTGCTCGGCTTCGAGAGGGTTACGAACTTGTTCGCAAGGATGAGTACCCCGATTTTGAAGCTCCGGTGATTGATTCGGGGAAGTATGAGGGCGTCTTTGGTGTTGGCGGACTGCTTCTTGCACGCATTCCCGTTGAAACGGTCAAACAGCGCAATGCTTACTATGCTGATCGGAACACCGACCAGCTACGGGCCGTGGACAACGATATGCTACGCGAGAACGCACATCAAAGCATGACGATCACCAACCCTGATCGTCAATCTCGTGTAACCTTTGGGGGATCGCGTCGGAACTGACGCTCCTCCCTGACGACGGAGAATGGAAATGGCTAACGCCGAAACTTCCTTCGGTCTTCGTCCGGTCGGACTTGCGGGCAGTGCCACCAACAGCACTGGCCTGACCACCTATGAGATTGCTTCGAACAACACCAACGCGATCTACCAGTTTGGTCTTGTGACGCCCACTGCCAACGGCGTCATCGACTATGCGGGTGCGACGTCTGGTGGGACGACGGCGGCTCTCGGTGTTCTGATCGGCGTGGAATATGTTGACAACGTCACGAACAAGCCTGTCTGGAAGAACTACTGGCCGGGCTCGGGTAGCGTCAGTGTCAACACCAACTACCCCATCAAAGCCATGGTCGCGGACAACCCCGACCAGCTTTTCGTGGTTGCTGCGGATGCTTCGCTGACCAACCGGGCCACTGCGCTCGCTGCGGTCTTTGCGAACGCTTCTCTCGGCACCTCGGCTCGCAGCGGTTCGACTGCCACGGGTCGTTCGACGGCGCAACTCAGCGTTTCGTCCATCGACACCACGGCTACTCTTCCTCTGCGCATCGTCGGTCTGGTGGATGACGACGCGAACAACGACTACGCCTCGGCTGGGGCGCACCTCCTCGTCCGCATCAACGCCCACTTCAATGCAGCCACTCGCTCGTTCGATTCGCAGACCACTGCGGATTCGACGGGTATCTAAGGAAGGGACCTGAAAAATGCCCATTTCGCGCGCACAACTTGCGAAAGAGCTGGAACCCGGCCTTAACGCGCTGTTTGGTCTGGAGTATGACCGTTACGACAACGAACATGCCGAAATCTTCGAGCAGGAATCCTCGGATCGTGCGTTCGAAGAAGAAGTTATGCTCGGGGGCTTCTCGACAGCACCTGTCAAGAACGAAGGTCAGGCGATCTCCTACGACGATGCGCAAGAGACCTACACGGCTCGCTACACCCACGAGACGATTGCCCTCGCTTTCTCGATCACCGAGGAAGCAATCGAGGACAACCTCTACGACCGTCTCGCGGCTCGGTACACCCGTGCTCTCGCTCGTTCGATGGCTCAGACCAAGCAGATCAAGGCCGCAGCCATCCTCAACAACGCCTTCACCGCTGGCGCTTCTGCCATCGGCGACGGCGCCGCGCTCTGCTCGGCTTCGCACCCGACGCTCACCGGCAACAAGAGCAACACGCTCGGAACTCCTGCGGACCTCAACGAAACGTCGCTTGAGCAGATGCTCATTGACATCGCAGGGTTCACGGACGAGCGTGGGCTCAAGATCGCCGTTCGTGGCATGAAGCTCATCATTCCGAAGGAGCTTCAGTTCATCGCCGAGCGTATCATTAACTCGAACCTCCGCCCGGGGTCCGCGGACAATGATATCAACGCGATGAAGTCGATGGGGATGATCCCGGATGGGGCGGTGGTCAACCACTTCCTCACGGACCCTGACGCCTACTTCATCAAGACCGACGCTCCCAACGGGTTCAAATACTTCCAGCGCACGCCCATCCGGACGGGCATGGAGGGTGATTTTGATTCTGGGAACATGCGTTTTAAAGCGCGAGAGCGTTACAGCTTCGGCGTGAGCGACTGGCGCTGCGTGTTCGGGACC